TGCTCCACTTACAGGTGGAACTATTACAGGTTCTGGAACTATTGGTATTAGTCAATCAAATACTACTACAAATGGTTATTTAAGTTCTACTGATTGGAATATCTTTAACGGAAAACAAGATGCTTTAGGATATACTGCTGAAAACTTAGCAAACAAAGGAATTAATAATGGGTATGCTGGTTTAGATGGTAATGGTAAAGTTCCTGCAACTCAATTACCAAGTTATGTTGATGATGTTGTAGAAGTAGCCAATTACGCTGCATTACCTGCTACAGGAGAAACTGGAAAGATATATATAACCTTAGATACTAATTTTGTTTATCGTTGGTCTGGTAGCGTTTATGTAAAGATTTCTGAACCTAATGCCGTTTGGGGTTCTATTACAGGAACTTTATCTAATCAAACAGATTTACAGAGTGCTTTAAATGCTAAAGTAGATAATTCAAGAACGATTACAATTAATGGGGTTGGACAAGATTTATCGGTTAACCGTAATTACAATGTAGGTACAGTTACTAGTGTTGGTGGAACAGGAACAGTTAGTGGTCTTAGTTTAAGTGGGACTGTTACAAGTTCAGGAAGTTTAACCCTAGGGGGTACTTTATCGCTTACCAGCTTAAATGTTACAAATGGATTAGGATATACTCCTGTTACAAATGCAAGAACATTATCAATTAATGGAACAGTTTATGACCTAACAGATAATAGAAGTTGGTCAGTTGGAACAGTAACAAGTATTGGTTTAGATTTAGGAACTACTGGAACAGATGCAAATATATCTAATAGTCCTATCACTTCAAGTGGAAATATTACTTTAAACTTACCTACTGCATCTGCAACAAATAGGGGTTTATTAAGTAATTCTGATTGGTCAACATTCAACGGAAAGCAAAACGCATTATCATTAACTGTAACAGGAAATAGTGGGGCAAGTACTTTAGTTGGTTCTACCTTAAATGTTCCTACTTATACTTTAGCTGGTCTTGGTGGTCAGCCATTATTAACAAATCCTGTTACTGGAACTGGAACAAGTGGATACTTAACTAAATGGAACTCTACTTCAAGTGTTAACTCAAGTGTTCTTTATGATGATGGAACTCAAATAGGATTAAATACAATTTCACCTGGATTCTTATTAGATGTAAATGGTGTTGCAAGGGTTGTTGGTCAACTTACTTTAGGTTCTACTATTACTAACGGAACATATACTTATACCCTACCATCGTCTACAGGGACTTTAGCTTTAACATCAGCTTTGAGTGGTTACTTACCATTGAGTGCAGGGTTAAGTTTTCCATTAACAGGCACATTATTTGTTGGTAGTACAACTAATGGTTACAATGTAAATACAACTTCAAGTTCTTATGGAGGAAATGGTTTATTACAAGCATTTGGAACTGATAATTTGCTTAAATTACAGATGGGTGCATTAGGTGTTAATGAAGCATTTATTTATACAGGAGCATCAAATAAAATAACAGTATACTCAGGCGGAGCTGTAACCGCAACTTTTAATTCAAATCAAACAACCACTCTATCAGGAGCATTAAATGGTACAAGTGCTACGTTTAGTTCAGGAATTGGAATTGGTGATGCAACTGCAACAACAGGAGGTATTCAATTTCCTGCGACACAAGTAGCCATAGCAAGTGCAAATAATTTAGATGATTATGAGGAGGGAACGTGGACACCAACGCAAAGCGGATTTAACGCAGTTGGTACGGTTACTGTTTCTGGCACATATTTAAAAATTGGTAGGAATGTTTGGTTAAGGGCGCAAATATCAGCTGCAACTTCTATGTCACCTGTTTATAATGGTGGTTCTCGCCTACAATCTTTGCCATTTAGCGGGTTACAAGGGGTAGCAAATTGGACTATAAATAATGCAGCAACATCAGTAACAAGCACTTTCCATGATGGTTCATCAAACATTTATGCACCTACAGTTACCGTTGGAGCTGATGTTCAAATGATTATGAATATGTTTTACCAAGTTTAATTAAATATAAAATGGCATTAATAGAAAAAACAATAATAGACAAAATAGAATTAACAGAAATTAATACTATTCAAATTCGTACTGCTACAAGCATCATAAAAGATGGAGCAGAAATTGCAAAAACATATCATAGGCATTCTTTAAGTCCTGGAGATAATGTATCAAATGAAGATGCAAGAGTTCAAGCAATAGCAAATGTTATTTGGACAGAGGAGATAGTAAATGCTTACAAAGAATTAATAGCAGCTATTGAGCCAAAAGCAGAAGAAATACCAGTAGTAGAATAATGAAAGACGTAGGATATAGTTTAAGGAAGGCTTATTTTAATAAATTAAATGGTATGGTTACTGTTAACTCAGCGATTGTTCCTATTTATGATAATATTCCAGATACTGCAAATTATCCCTACATACAAATATCTAACATTAATGTTATAGACGAATCTACCAAGAGTAACTTCAATAGTAATTGTGTTGTAACGGTACAAGCATTTACGGGAACGGATGCTACAAGTTATAGTAAGTCTGATGCAGATAATATATCAAATCAAGTAATGCAACTTTTATTAAATAGGTCATCATTACCAAATGCAGCACCTGATTTTAAGGTTATAACAAACCAATTAGAATCTAGTAATTACATTGAGAATCTGTATCAAGGATTTTATGAAGTTGTAAAAATAATTAGAATTAGAAACATAGTAGAACAATTATAAAATGGGAATAGTAAACGGAACTAACTTAGTATTGTATGCCGTAGATGGAGGTACTAATTATGCATTTGGGCACTCTCGTAGCTTTACATTAAACATAGAGGCAAATCCAATAGATGTAACATCAAGAACTTCGGCTGGTTGGTCAGAATCAATTATGGGGGCACGTAGCTTTACATTAGATTTTGAAGGATTGGTAGATTACGAGGATTATATTGACCCTGCTTGGATTACGGCAGCAATAAATAATAGAACAAAATTCTTGGCTAAGTTTACAGATAACCTGGAAGGTGCTTTAGTATTTAATGGTTACGTTTACGTATCTAATATGACTATTGATTCTCCTATGGAAGATGTTGTTACTTACTCTGGTACTCTGCAAGGAACTGAAATATTAGCATTAGCATTAGCATAAACAAATTATAAACAATTAAAATTAAAATAAAATGGCATTAATTAACGGAACAAATTTAGTAATTAAAGTAGGTGGTGTACCTTTGTTAAAGGCTACTACTGCTAGTTTAGAATTAACTGTAGATCTACCAGATGCAACCACTAAGGATTCTGCTGGATGGAGTGAATTTTTCGCAGGTGTAAGAGGATTTACTTTATCTTCTGATGGTCTTATTGACTACGCATCTTCTGCAAGTGTAGAAACTGATGAGCTTGTTGCATTGCTTATTGCTCGTACTGCTGTAGCTGTAACTTTCTCAACATCAACTGCTGGAGATATGGTATTAAGTGGTAACGCTTTCATTTCTTCTATTTCTCAAACAGCTGATATGGAATCACCATCTGGTTATAGCGTATCTTTCCAAGGAACTGGAGCTCTTACTCAAGGAACTGTTTAATTAATTTCTTCTGATAGTAACCACAATTACTTAAAGAAAAAATAAAATGAGTGCAGGATATATACAATTAGAGTTAGGTGGTAAAAAGCGTGGTGTTAAAATTGGTAACTACGCCTTAATGGAATATTCAAAGATTACTGGGTCTGGTGTATTAGAGTTTGATAACGAAAATCCTATTAAACTTTGTACAGATTTGATTTATTGTGGGTTAAAAAACAACGCTTATATTAAAAGAGAAATCGTAGATTTTACTATGGATGATGTTTTAGTATGGGTGGATGATATGCCTATTGAACAAATAAATGATGTCATTAATCTATTCCATGAATCTATAAAAATATCTGAGGGTGTTCAAGAAGTTCAGGAGGCGATTAGTCCAAATATATCACCATCTAAATCTGTAAAGCCAAAAAAATAGGTTGGGAAGAGGTGTTAGACTTTGCTATATGCGATGTTGGACTTCTTCCCGATCAATTCTACGATATGACATGGGCAAACTATAATAGATATGCTTATGGTAGTATCAAAAGACAAACAAAGGATTGGGAACATACTAGGTCGCTAATTTCTATAATCTATAATTCAAACGTAGGAAAGAAACAAGACCAAAAAACTCCCGATAAGATTCTTCCTCTTTGGACAGATAGATTAGGTAAACCCCAAAAACCTAAGTTAGAACCAGTAACAAAACAAGACTTTGAAAAGGTCGTTAAAAAGTTAGATAATGGATAGTAATTTTCAGGTTAAGATAACAGCAGATTTAGGTGATTTAGTAGCTAAGATAAAAAATATTGAAACTACTTTAGCTAAACTAGATTCTTCTTTTAAGGGAGTAAATGCTAGAGCTAGTCAAAGTTTACAAAAGACTGGTGAGGCTGCTGCTAGTGCTGGATTAGATATGAATAGGATGCGTCTTGCATCTTTTGCTCTTGGCCAGGTTATACGAGATTCTGGATTTTTTGCTCAAAGTTTTGGTCTTGGATTATTAGCCATTTCAAACAACGTACCAATACTTATTGACCAAATAGTAATGCTTAGTAACGTATCCAAGGGATTAGGTATTGCTCTATCTATGATGGGTTCAATACTAACTGCTGCACTTACTATATTTGCCTATGCTTCAATGGGGGCTGATAAGTATAATGATTCACTAGATAAGATTAGAGCAACTGCTGGAGAAAATGTAATTACCCTAAACGCTTTATTGTCTATAGCTAAAAATGAGGAATTATCTTATTCAACAAGACAAGAGGCAATAAATAAGTTAAATCAGGATTACGATATATTTAATGAGAATCTAAGTATTCAAAATATAAATAGTAAAGAAACAGCAATTGCTGTAAATAAATTAACTCAATCTATTTATCTTCAAGCCGAAGCTCAAATACTACAAAATCAATTACAGGATGAAATAGCAAAAAAGAGAAAATTAGAGGCAACAGATTTAAAGGATCAGGCAAGTTTTCTTGATAAAACTAAAGGTAAAATAAATCAATTTAATACGGCTCTTGGTATAGTAAGAGAAACAATGATGTTTGGTGGATTTGCTGAATTGGGTAGCAAAATGGCTAAAGGTCAAGAACAATATAATAAAGCAATAAGTTCATCTGGATTAGCAAATTTCAATGCTGATATGCAAAAACTAGATGATTCAACTAATAAATTAACAAAGGATTTAGAAAATAATCTTCTTTCGTTAGCAAAGATAGGCCAATTAGATAAGCCAGATAAAAAAGATGGAGGAGAAAGTAGAATAAAAAAATTAGCTGTAGTATATAAAGAATTAGCAGATGAAATAAAAAAGGTAGAATATGATACATTCTCAAGTGAATTAGAAAAAGCAAATACTTTAGTTGATGCTCATAAAAAAGCACTTGAATCAGTTATTGAATTAGGTGTATCTCCACTATCTAAAGAATATAAGAATTTAAATGATCAGATGCTTGATGCGAATAAAAAACTTTTTGGTGAGGAAGGTAAAATATTTGCAGCTAAATTACAGTCACTTACAATAGCTAACCAAGCAAAATCAGCAGTTGAAGCAGAAGCAGATGCCAAAGAAAAACAAATAGAAATACAAAAACAATTAAATGCTTTAGGAACTGATTCGATAGCTGCTGAATTAACAGATGACCCAACTTATGAAATTCTTAAAAAGAGAAATGAGGCATTTGATGAGATGAATAAAAAAATTCTTGATTTCAGAGATTTAATGAGCGATACTGCACATATTCTTGTTGGCCCATTAGCTAGTGCTTTTGAAACTATGATTCAAACTGGTAATTTTGGAATTAAAGGTTTGGTTGATATGTTAAAGCAAATGATAATTAAGTTAATTGCAGCAGTAGCAGCAGCAGCTATATTAGCATTAATATTTGCAGCAATTACTGGAGGAACGTCAGCAACAGCTGGTGGAGGTGGATTTCTTAAAATGTTCCAAGGATTAATGGGTGGTAAAGGTATGTTTCCTGGATTAAAGCCAAGAGCAAAGGGAGGTATATTTTCAGGGCCTTCTGCTGCACTAGTTGGAGAATATCCAGGTGCTAAAAATAATCCAGAGGTAATTGCTCCTTTAGATAAATTAAAGTCTTTAATAGGCAATTCGGGTGGTAATGGTAATATGGTTGGTCAATTAGAAACTAGAGTTAGTGGTAATGACTTAGTAATATTAATGAATAGGGCATCAAAAAATAGAAACGGATATTATTAATGGCTTACGCAAAAAAATATGAAATAGAGTTTTCTGATGTTTATTCAAATTCTGTTGGGCAATATCAAGCATTTATTTATAAGAAAGATTATGTTGGAGCTATTTATGAGCTGACATCAGATAGTGTTCCATTAACAATCGAAACAGATAGACAAGGTAATTCTTCTTATAAGCCTGTTATTGGGTCTGTTGCTAATTTAAATTTATTACTACAAACTATTGGTGATTTTAATATAGCTGAGTTTTTATTAGCCGATATAGATACTTTTTATTTAGAGATAATTAAAGATAATGTACTTAGATGGAAGGGATATTACTTACCTACTTCTGATGTTACAATAGACGAAATAGCTCCTATTAGTGTTTCATTAAGTTTTTCTGATTTATTACTAATAAAATCTACTCTTATATATGAATCAGATACTGTAAGAGATATAGGGTTTAATGCTATTGATAAAATATCAATCAAGGATTTATTATTAGATAGTGTATATGCTTCTAAATTAGATTTTGAAGTTAGAATAAATTTTCCTTATAGCAAAACTGTTCCAAATGTTATTATCAATTCAGATGGAAGTACTTCATCGAAAACGATAACAATGGATGAGATGTATATATTTAAAAATTCTTTATTAAATGCTCCAGCTGATTATTTTGATTACTTTACTATATTATCAGGAATTTGTTCTCAGTTTGGGTTAATGGCTTATCAAAAGCAGGGGATATTTTATATTACTTCTTATGACCAATTAATAAACGAATCATCTAGGGTATTTAAAAGATATGCTAGTTCTGGTAAAACATATTTAGGGGATATTACAGAATCTGATTCTGCTATTGCATTAAACTCATCAACATTCAGGCAGATAGGACAAAGTCAAAAAGTAATTTATTCTTTGCCTTATAAATACTTAGATGTATCTACAAACACTTCAAAAGCTAGTAATTCATATAACAGTTTTCTTTGGGGTTTTGATTTAGCTACTGGAACTTTAAGAGCATCTGGTATATCAAATGTTGGTTCTAATTCAGTACCAAATAGCAAAACTACATATCCAACATTAGATGTTTCACCATTCAATAGAAGGTTCGGATTAAGATTTATTTCAAGATCTACTGGGTCTTATCCAATTACATTAGATTATACACAATACTGGGAAACACAACCAATTAATGTATCTCAAGGAGATATTATATCAGCAAATGCTTTATATGGAAATGATGCTGTTATTGTAAGTACAGACCCAACCTTTGAGGCTTTTTCACAAGTTTTTGTTACATTGAAATATAATGACCCAGATGGTAATACAAAATATTTATATACAGTTGATACAGGTGTAGGAGGTATTATTTTTACTGACACAATACCAACTTTAAGTGGTAGTCCACCTACAGCTAACTTTAAAAATTTAATAATACCACAAAATGGAGAATTAACAATAAGAATATTACAACCATATTCATTTCAATTAGGTGGAAGTATATATATAGAATATTTAACATTACAAGTATATAAAGGTGAACAAATAGATTCTGTTCCTTCAACAATTACTTCAAGGTCTTATTTTGCAAATAAAATAAACAATAAAGAAATATTTGAAAATAAATCAGTATTATCTTTTTATTACGGTGCTAGATATGATGATTTTGATGGATCAAATAATGACGCATCCAACGCAGCTGTTGTTACAAATGCAATAATTACAGAGTGGTATCAGTATATAAATGATGATGCATCAAATGGGATTCAGGGTACTATAGGTCAAGCTATACAAAAAAATATAGGTACTTTAAATGCTACAATTCAAGGTAATTTCAAA